ATAGATGATTATTTTGCAAGGAAAGAAAGACGATGCAAAAAATGTGATAAATCCATGAATGGAATTAGTACGTGTGAATGCGGATCGACTGAATCTAAACTTGTTAATTTACAAAATCAAAAAATCAAAATACCTGCTATAAAAACAGATCCATTAACAGGTCAACAAACTGTAACGGAAGAAACAGTGGATGTTGAACATTATGTACCTAAGAAATTCCCATTTGTTGTTAGAAAGAATGTTTCTGAAACAGATAGGGTTTTAGGTGGTAGTGATGTTGAAGCAATAAAAGATCAACAAAACGACCTAAATATATATACAAATAAGATAAGAGAAAAATTGTTAAAAGGTGGATCTATTGTATTGGTTCCTGAAAGTGTTAATTTTAAAGCAACAAACGATGAAATGAAAATACAAAAAATCAAAACACCTGCAGAAAAAGCATTGTTTGATGTTAAAAATATTCAAGCAAACGTTAATAACGATATGATTTTATTAGATAAAACATATGATATTGCACGTCAAACAATCGGTATAACCGATAGTTTCCAAGGACGTAGAGATACAACTGCATTAAGCGGAAAAGCTAAAGAATTTGCAGCTCAACAAACAGCTGGTAGATTTGAAAGTAAACGCGTTATGAAAGAATTCGCATTCGGAGAATTATTCGAATTAATGTTCCAATTTTTATTGGCATATAGCGATGAACCTAGATATTATCATTTCGAAGACGAAGAAGGAAATCTTAAATATAAATTATTTGATAAGAAGTTATTCTTAGAAAAGACAAAAGATGGAAAATATTATTATGATGACGATTTCATATTCGGAAATGATGAAAGTGCAATGTTAAGTACAAACCGTAGAGCTATGTGGGAAGAAACAAGGTTAAATTTCACAAGTGGTTCTTATGGGGATCCGAAAGATCTAAAAACAATTGTGATGTTCTGGCAAACAATGGATGCTCTTCATTATCCGGGAGCAAAACGTGCATTAAAATTTGCTACTGAAAGAGTTGAAGAACAACGTGCAGCTCAAGAGGCAGCAGCTCAAGCAGCTGGAGAAGCGGCTGAAAAAGATAGAGCAGTAAAAGCATTTGGAGAAATGAACAAAGGTGTTGCTAATGCAAATAAAAATATTCAGCAACCCGTTCAAAATAGATAAATCAAATAAGGAGGAAATAATATGTCAAAAAGATGGTATGCATCAAAAACGTTATGGTTTAACGTAATTACTATAATGTTAGGAATATTGCAAGTAGTTACAGATGTTTATCCTATTGATCCGGCATTATTAGCTATGTTAATGGGTATAGGAAACGTATTGTTAAGATTCTTTACAACAACAAAGTTGGTGAAATAATATGGAAGAAAACAAATTTACAAAGTTGATAAATGCAATAGTTAATTTATTTACTAGACAAGATCTAAAAGATCATATTTCTTCATTAGAAAAAGAAATAAATAAAAAGAAATTAGATATTATTGATTTGAAACAAGTGCATGAAGAAAAAGTTAAATACTGTTCTAAATTACAGTCTGAGATAAGCGAAAAAAATCTTAAGATAGAACAAATTACGTCAAAAAAAGATGAATATTTGAATTTGTATAATGCAGAAAAAGTAAAATATTCGGAAGCAATGAGAGAAAATTCAATACTTCAAAAAAAGATTGAAGAACTAGAAAAAGAAGATCAAATTGAAGAGGAAGAATATATTGTATATACAGTTAAAAAAGGAGATACATTGATTAAGATTGCATTAACATACGGAACTACATATCAATCTATTGCACAATTAAACAATATAAAATCTCCATATACAATAGAAATAGGACAAAAACTGAAGATAATTCAAAAAAAAATAACTGATTTAGTTCAGTCACCTATTTCGGCTAGTCATTATAAAACTAGTCCCTATGGTTGGAGAACTCATCCGATTTACGGAGATAAACGATTCCATTATGGTCTAGATTTAGGAACTAACTCTAGGAAAGTTAATTGTTATGCAATTGCAGATGGAGTTGTTACAGCTGCTAAATCAGCATCAGATGGAAACGGCGCAGGTAATAGAGTATATGTACGAATAAAAGTTGAAGGTCATGAATATTATATTATGTATTGGCATTTAGATAGTTATTCAGTGAAGGCGGGTCAAACTGTCAAAAAAGGTGACAAAATAGGAGTTGTTGGTAAAACAGGAACATCTACAGGGATTCATTTACATTTCGGTATTCAGGATAGTTCTACATGGAACACTTCGAAATACTTCAACCCTGAAACGTTCTTCAGTAAGTATGGAGTAACTTTTAGATAAAATCGGTTTTATATATGGGCGGTGTAAAAACGTAAGTCCTGTGATATAAAAGAAAGGAGAGTGTATTATGGAAAAGGCTAAAGCTAAAGGAAAAGGTTACACAGGAAAAATTAAAAACGCGGGTACTCAAAAAGTAGACGCACCTATCAAAACTAAGCCTGCTAAGAAACCTGTTGTTAAAGAAACAGGAAAAGATCTTAGAAGCTAAGAGTAATAACACTCGAAATCATTAGGCTGCAAAACAGGGTTTACCGCCTGACATTCGCCTACGAAAACAAGGTAAGGAGGAAATAAAATGCCACAAAATGAGAATGCACCAGTAGATGAAAATATTGATGCATCGGCTGCTAATGTAGATGAAAATAATTCATCTAATACACCTAACGCCGAGGGTGAAGGAGAGAAAGTAAATTTTACTGAGGGTGCTCCGGCTGATAAAGATAACAAGTCAAAAGAACCTGAGGGCAAAAAGAAAAATGAAACTGTCACTAAAACAAAGGCTTTTTCTGAAAGGTTGAAGAAAGAGAGAGAAAGAATTCAAATCGAATCTAATGCCAAAATGAAAAAAGATATGGATTCTATTGCAGTAGCTAGAGGTTTTAAGGATTGGGAAGAATTAGAAGCTCAAGCCAATAAAGAAACTTTAGAAGGTTCTGGAATAAATAATCCTGAAGCATTCGATGCTTATATGACTGAAAAGATAAGCAAGAATCCCGTTGTTGTAGAAGCACAGAAAATAATAGATGCCCAAAGAGCTAAAGATAAGGAAGAAATAATGAAAAGCGCAATTGCTGAAATCAACGCAATTGATCCTGATATTAAATCAGCTGACGATTTAACTCATTTAGATAACTATGATGAGTTGTTAGTGAAAATGAAACAAGGAAATACATTGGTTGATGCATATAAGCTTGTAGCTTTCGATAAAATAAATTCGAATAAAGTGAATAATGCCACTGAAGATGTTATTGCAAACATCGATAGTAAGAGTCACATGAAAGGTATTAGTGGAAATAAAAGCGATCATGTTGTCGTTCCTGATGACATAATGGCTATGTATAGAAAGAATATACCTGGAATGACAGATGACGAAATACGTAAAGATTACGCAAAACACATGGAAGGAGGTAAATAATCATGAATGATGCTAAAAAAGCTGAACAAGCAGCAGTTGATTCTATCTTAGCTAAACAAGAAGGAATTGATCTTGATACTATTTTACAAGGTGATGACGAAGAAAACGTTGACGCTGAAGAGAATAAGAATGAAGAGAAAAAACCAGCTCTTGTGAAAAAAGCTGACAAGAAAGATAATAAAAAATCTAATAAAAAAGATAATAAAAAATCTGACAAGGAAGCCGATAAAAAAGATTCAAAAGAATCTAATGAGAAAGAAAATGAACCTGTGAAGAAAATGAACAAAAAACTCGACTATATAGGAAGAGGATTTGATTCATTAGAAGCAGCATACGATTTTGTAAATACTGAAGTTTTTGCAAGACTAGGTCAAGCAGATAAAGATGAATTTACACAATGGTTAAAAAAATAATAGGAGGAAAATATGTTTAAAATAGTACAAAGTCGCCCTCAAGCTCAAACTCCATACGTAAAATATAACGCAACCGATGATGAAGCAATTGCTATCGGAGAAGTGTTGGTATTAACATCTGGAGCATTGACAAAATGTGCGGCTACAGGAACACCTGAATATATTGCGGTAGGTGCAGTTGCATCAGCATCGTCAGGTGAAGAGGTTACAGTTTATAGAGTTGATGAAGACATGATTTTTGAAACAGTTTTCTCAGCTGACGGAAGCTCATTAACAGTGGGACAAGCCGTTACAATTGATTCTACAGGATTAAAAGTAACTGCTACAACTACAAGTGGAGTTTTCGAGATAACAAAAATAATAGGAGACGGAACTGCTGGTACGAAAGTACAAGGTATGTTTAGACGTTAAGGAGGGAGTTAAATAATGTTATTTAGTAAAAGTTCAAATCTCAATGATAGTATCTATGGTAAGAGTGAAGCCCCTATCAAAGCGTTCCTTGAGAAAAACAGTAAGGCATACGAAGAGATGTCTACCATTAAAAATATTTTCAAAATGGTCTCTAGTGAGAACTATGGAGAAAAATATACTGGTTTAACAGGAATGGCTAATGGATTCCAACCAGTGGGTGAAGGTGGAGCTTACCCTAATGATGAAAGACAAGAAAGTTACTCTAAATTCTTAGAAAACATCACTTGGAAAGATTCATTTGCAATCACTCAAGAAATGATTGAAGATAGTAAAATCTTAGATCTTCACAAAACTGGTGCAAAAGGATTTATCGATCAATATCATTTAACAAGAGAGAAATATGGAGCTCAATTGTTAATCGGTGCTGTATCTGGTACATCTACTAGTTTCCGTGGGATCACAATGGATTGTACTTCTGCAGATGCTGTATCACTATTCAGTACTGCTCACCCTAGTAAAACAGGAAATGGAAGTACGCAATCTAATAAATTTGCAGGAGCATTTAGTGCAGATATATTAGGATTAGCAGAAACAAGAATGCAAAACTTTACTGATGATAATGGAGAAGTGTTAAACGTTTCACCTGACACTATTGTTATTCCAAATGATGCAGCTCTTAAGAAATTAGTGTTTGCTACAATTGGTGCAGATAAAGATCCTGCTACTGCTAATAATGGTTATAACTATTTATTTGGTAGATGGACAGTTGTTGTTAGTCCGTATCTAAATAGTTTAATTGGTACAGATAAACCATTCTTCTTAATGGATAAGAAATATAATGATGCATATAATGGTCTATTATATTTAGATAGGGTTCCATTAACTATCAAATCTTACATTGATGAAGAAACAGATAATAATGTTTGGTCAGGACGTGCTAGATTCGTTTGTGGTGCTAATGATTGGAGATCTATCGCTGTTGGTGGAGTAACTGGCGGAACTTCATTAAGTTAATAATATAAAATTATAGGGGAGAATTTTCTCCTCTTAATTTTAAAAAAGGAGGAAACAAATGGCTAATTATACAAAATTCACGTATGTAGAGGCTACTGAATTTAAAGGCCCTCTTACAGGTAATGTTACAGGTAATGTTACAGGTAATGTTAC